TACTGTTTCGCTAATTGATAATGTGTTTAATACTTGCATTTTGAATTCACTTTCTGTTAAATGTGCGGGATGCACATGTATTAATGTAATACACTAAACATAGATTAATACTAGGGAAAACCCTAAAACATAGATAATTGTTTCTATTGTGATTAATAGTTGATAGGTTTAATTTATGATTGAATATATGGTACTTATTTCAAATACTCAGGAAAAGAAAAAAGAAAAGAAAACCCTAGAACATGGGCATCTAATATATGTACTGATAGAAGAGTATTAGAGGGGTATTAGAGAGGGATAGTAGAGAGGGGAATAGATAGCTTAAAGATTGATTAAATACTTTAAACCCGCTCAACACGCATTGACCTACAAAAAACCATTTGCGCTTGCGAGACTACCTATACTTGTAGGGGTATCCTACTGGTACTGGTAGGGGTATCAATAGGGGTAGGGGTATGCAGCTTAGGTTAGTTAGTACTCACTGGGGCGGTTAAGTAAGTCAGCGCTCACTTCCGCAGCAAAGTTAGTTAGTACTCACTTAATTCCTACGATCCAAAAGGTCTTTTGCCCCCCCTTCGAAGTAAATCGGGGGTGGTCTGGGGCGGGCAGGTTTTCACACATGAATTTATAAAACTTTTCACATATGAATCTTTAACTTCTTTCACACATCTATCTTTAAAGTCTTTACCTATACCCCCCCTACCCCTCCCTACTTAACTATTAGCCCTTGTCCTAAAAATTTTTTTATTTTTTTTCTTCTAAAGTAGACCTATTACTGGCATGTCAGTAGAATTGGTTATATATTTAAAGGGGTTTATATGCCTAATGGTCTTTTGGGATATATGGCTGATGCTGTTGACCAATCTGTTAATTGGATGAAAGATCCTAGAAGGACACAACAATTACAAATGCTTGGTGGTTTACTTAGTTCTGGATCAGATGCTTTATTGTCTTCTGCTCAAAAGAATAGGGAGTTAACAGCAAAGGCTTTTGGTAATCCTGATAGACCTTTACAAGTTACTGATAAACAGGCTTTAAACAACCTTACTGAGCAGACAATGAGCGGTCCTATGGGGTTTGCTCAAGCTGGAATGTTTATTGGCTCTGGCTCAAAAATTTGGGATAAAGCAATGGCTAACACTGCCGAACAAATGGAAAAGGCAGGTATTGATGCAAGAAAGATTTGGTCTGAAACAGGTACTTGGAGAGGTCCAGACGGCAAATTAAGACAAGAAATCCCAGACAATACTGCACAATTTAGAGGTGATTTTAATAGTACTGCACCTAATAAAGTTAATGACTATAAAGGCGGTCAAGAAGGTCCTGTTGGTGGTATGTATTCACATCCTGAGTTATACAAAGCATATCCAGAAATATTAACAAACGACAGAATGAGTTTATATAAACAGCCAGATTGGTTTCCAAATGAGGCTAAATCAGGCACATATTCTAAAGGAATATTTAATCAAAAAGGAAAAATTGACGTAATGGCACAAAATGAACAGGACGCATTAAGCATTGCAGCCCATGAATTACAGCATAGTGTGCAAAGTAAAGAAGGATTTGCGTCTGGCGGTACTGCTAAAAACTTCTATAACGAATCATTAAAAAGACTCATGCAAGAAAATGAAGGCTCACAAATGACATCCCGCAGAATGGATTCTCTTAAAAATATGGCTGAAAAAGAAGCCTATGAAAAATACAGATCATTAATGGGAGAGGCTGAAGCAAGAGCAACCCAAGAACGACTGCCTTTAACTCAAGAACAAAGACGGTGGATATTCCCAGAAGATTCATACGATATGCCAATTAAAGGACTTTTACAGAAATAATCTATAATGAATTCTTGACCACAAATTCTAAGGAGATGGTAGTGGCAGGACAACCTATTAGAAGAGCGTTAGAACGCAAAATAGAGGAACTAGGAGGCTTGGAGTTTGTGTCTAGTCACATCGCCCAAGGAATGACTATTGGACGCTTGGCTGAGTTTATAGAGTGTTCTAGACCTATGCTCAGTTTCTGGATCAACCATACTGAAGAGCGTAAAGTGGCTGTCCTTAATGCAAGAAAACTTAAAGCTGAAAAACTGGCTGAAGAAGTCATCGAGATATCTGATGGCGTGGATGGATCATCTAATTCGGAAGTCAGTAAGGCGAGACTACAAGTTGATACAAGACGGTGGGTAGCGTCTAAACTAGATCCTGAGATGTACGGAGATAAAGCAGATACAAAGATAAATATCACTATTAATGATTTACATCTTCAAGCAATTAAGGAATTAGGCAGAGTAATAGAAAATGACTAACCCTTTTATTGACTTCATTAAAAGGTATAGAAATGATCCAGTTTTATTTGTACGTGAAGTCCTAAAAGTAGAACCCGATGATTGGCAAAAAGATTTTCTAAATGCTGTTGCCAGTGGAGAACGTAAAATATCAATCCGTTCTGGTCACGGTGTTGGAAAATCCACTGCAGGATCTTGGGCAATGCTATGGTTCTTGCTCACTCGCTATCCAGTCAAGGTCGTGGTCACTGCACCCACCTCTGCCCAACTTTATGACGCACTCTTTGCTGAACTAAAAAGATGGGTGAAAGAACTCCCCGAAGCCATTCAGTCCCTTTTAGATGTTAAACAAGAACGTATTGAACTTAAATCCAGCAGCACAGAAGCCTTTATTTCGGCAAGAACTTCAAGAGCAGAGCAACCCGAAGCACTCCAAGGTGTCCACTCAGACAATGTCATGCTCGTTGCAGATGAAGCCTCTGGTGTGCCAGAACAAGTCTTTGAAGCTGCATCAGGTTCTATGTCAGGACATAACGCCACCACTATTCTTTTTGGTAACCCTGTTCGTAGCAGTGGGTTCTTTTTTGATACTCATAACCGTCTAAAAGATACTTGGTGGACTCGTAGAGTATCTTGTATGGACTCTAAAAGAGTCTCTGAGGAATACGTCAAAGAAATGGCTACTCGGTATGGAGAAGAATCCAATGCCTACAGAATTCGTGTCCTTGGTGAGTTTCCTAAGTCCGATGATGACACCATCATTCCAATGGATTTACTTGAATCTGCTAAATACAGAGATACCCAAGCATATGTAGACTCTCCCATCATCTGGGGACTCGATGTGGCTCGCTTTGGTTCAGACTCCTCAGTCCTGTGTAAAAGACAAAGCAACGTAGTAGTTGATCTAACCCGTTGGAGAAACCTAGACCTCATGCAACTGTGTGGTGCTGTTGTTGCAAACTTCGAAGCCTGCGACCATAAACAAAAACCCAGAGAAATCCTTGTTGACTCAATTGGATTAGGGGCTGGTGTCGTTGACCGTCTAAACGAATTAGGACTGCCTGTACGTGGGATTAATGTCTCAGAAAGTCCAAGTATGGGACAGACATATTTAAACTTGAGAGCAGAACTTTGGTACAAAACTAAAGCATGGCTTGAAAAAAGAGACTGTAAAATTCCTAATAACGAAGACCTCGTTGCTGAACTGGCAACCGTCAGATACACTTTCACCTCAAGTGGCAAAATAAAAGTCGAAAGCAAAGACGATATAAGAAGACGTGGCTTGAAGTCCCCAGACATGGCTGACGCTCTAGTTCTGACATTTGCAAGCGATGCGACTACAATTCAATCAGGTGGTATGAGTTGGAAACAACCGATCAAAAGACTTATCCGTGGGATCGTTTAAGGAAATATTATGAAAATGACCAAATCGCAAAAGAAAATCGGTAAAGTAATGGGTGAATATAAAGAGGGCAAACTTCACTCTGGTGGCAAAGTAGTTAAGAGTCCAAAACAAGCCATTGCTATTGCATTAAGCGAAGCCAAACGGATGAAGAAAAAATGAAACAAGGACTTTATTCAAATATAAATGCCAAACAGGCTAGGATAAAAGCAGGGTCAAAAGAAAAAATGCGCCCTGTTGGCTCTAAAGGTGCTCCTACCGCTAAAGACTTTAAACAAGCAGCCAAGACTGCTAAAAAGAAATGATTAAACGTGGTTCTGAGCAATTCTCTGGTTTTAATAAACCCAAGAAAACTCCTAATCACCCCACTAAAAGTCATGCCGTATTGGCTAAATCTGGAGAAGATGTAAAGTTAATCCGTTTTGGTCAACAAGGTGTATCAGGCTCTCCCGATGGAACAAAAAGAAACGAAGCCTTCAAAGCACGTCATGCCCAAAATATAGCCAAAGGTAAAATGTCTGCAGCCTACTGGGCTAACAAAGTGAAATGGTAAATATATGAAGTGTCCTATCGCAACACATGACGTTAAAGCCAATCTAAAGGCTAGAGACTGGGCTTTTAAGAACGTGGGGTATGGTCCTGCTGCACCCCTTGAAGAAAACGAAGAATTCTGGGCTGATAAAGCAGATGAATGGCAAACAGAAGTAGAGATGGCTAAAGAAATGCGATGCGGTAACTGCTCTGCTTTCATCCAAACTCCTGAAATGATGGATTGCATTGAAAAAGGAATCGATCCAGAACAAGAGAAAGACTCCTACGCTCCAGACGTGATTGAAT